GACGGTTAGTTCCGCTTCGGAATGAAAATTGACGACTACATCGGATTAGCGGTGGATAAATTCCTTCGACCTGAGTCGAATTAAAAACCACTTTTATGTAGTAATATATAGTATATGTAAAATATGTAAATATGAAATATGTATTATATATAGCAATTTCGACCCCGGAAGGGACTTAAAATAAAACCACGCCATCGTCCAGCATGGAGTTTAATAATTATCGTCTATTAATAAACGAGAAGGTTTCACGACACTTCCAGGTCGTTTTGTTTATTTATACTGGTATAATAGAAGCAATTATAACATAAGTTGGAACATGCAAAAAGAACAAAAATGAGAAATCAGTACCAATTGAATGGTATAAATTTGTCATAAATTGATCTGATGAGTTTGAGGCTTGTGTTTGTAATTGATATCTAAAAGAAGCATATTCTTTATTAGTATCATCATTACCAGTTCCTAATGTTGCAGTAGATATATCAGTAGTACGCATTCTAAATTTTGAATACATTGGATAAAGTGCTGAAATACCACCTTGAGTTTTTGTCAAAACACAAGATTGTCCTCCAGCACCTGAAGAAAAAGTATTAAGAAAATAATTTGCTCCAATAGAATTGGAATAACCAGCTAAAAGAACAGTTAATGCCTGATAATAATTAGCTGCAGTTAAAGATCCAATATTTCTACTTGCCGTCAATAAATTATCATTAACTAAGGCAGGTGAAGATAATGCATAATGCCATATCTGTGATCCTCTATATGATCTAAAGCAGGGACTTAACCAAGAATAAGGAGTAACTAGAACAAAATTAAATGGAAATGTAGTTGCTGTGGTAATCAAACCCTTAGCAGTATTTATTCCATTAGCATCAAATCCAAAATATAGAGGATTATAAGCATGATTTAAAATATATGCAGACCACTTATTTGAGGTAGAAAATGTAATATTGTTATACACTCTTTGTAACGTAGTTCTCCTTAATATTTGTCTTAAAGAAACAATCTTTTCACCCATAAATACCACATTTTTTATTTCAGATGGCAGGTGAGATTCTTTCTTCCCAGACAACAATTGTTGGGGCTCATCATATTGTATCAATTCCTGCGAATTCAAACTATAAAAGGATGTATCTTGTTGCAAATCAATAGGATTAGCAAATTCAAAATCGTCTCCTCCTCTAACTGAAACTAAAATTTCAATATTAGCGGCAGTTACCGGAGAAGTCTGTGCAGTCAAACATTTCACTGACAAGTATCCGTTAAAGACACCATCTATGTATGCTGCTGCCACAGTACCATTTATTGCATGATAAACAGCTTGTTGATTAGCATTACTATTATATAACGCTGTTTGTTGATAAGCCGTTTGTTGTAGATATGGAATTTCAATTTCCACATCAGTTTCCTCTGAAATATCAACAATTTTAGTATAAGCTTGATTGGAAACATTAGCTACAGCACCAACATTAGCTTTTGGATCCCACTGTATTATAACTCTCCCACGATGAAAACGAGAAGCAATAAATCTAAATCTATATACAATAGAACCTCGCCAATATCCAAACATACATGATATATGCGATAGTGGAGTTCCAGTAACATATTTAAACGTACTATGAGTTTCCAAATTTTGATGATATGGCGAAACATAACAATTAAACAATATATCATCTGTTACGTTCGTTCCAGACCATACTGGTTGACAAATATAAGCTTCACGTTTAACAAAATTCTGAGTTATCATTGAATCTGTTCCATCCAGCCCAACTATTCGTGGATCTATAGAAAGTTCATTCTTTGGATCTATAGTTAATTTTTCAATAGGTTGTGAAATCTCAGTTGAGGCAAAAGAATGAAAAGATGTTGGTTTATAAGGACATACATCCTCAATAACAGGAACATTAGTAAAACCAAAAATAGACGCTGCACTACCAACTGCAGAAGCGATCATGCTAGTGGCCTTAGCAAATCTTCCTATAACAGGAACATTTGTCAAAGAACTAGCAACTGAAGCTAACGCTGAAGCTGGTTTTGAAACAGGACCATTTAGATTCCACTCGTCTGCTTGTAAAGCCAATCCAGTTGTTGGACCACTTAATTTAACATCAGTAGCCCAAGCATAAACAGATACAGTAACACCACTTCCAGCAGAGGAGGAAGCATTCTGTAGTGGAGTAAAGGATTGTAAATATATCACTCCCATTTGTTGAAATTCAGAACGTGTTACGACTGGTAACCAGTCTTGATGGTAAAAGAAGGGCAATGTTAATTCACCTCCCTGACATGTTTGTGGATACAACATCACATGGGGACATTGGGATAATTGACACAAATTGCTATCACCTCCTGCTGTTAATGCAGCACTTGCTGAGGATGCATTAGCACTCAAATATGTTGTATTAAAAGTTGTTAATGGTACATATGATGCTATTACAGCCCCATAGTAAAATGGAGAAGCATTAATTAAAATTTTAACATGCAAATTACAATGTATAAAAGCAAAATTATCAAGTTTCTTCTTAATAGAAGTAGCATTGAAAAATAAATCCCAAGGCTGAAAATTTTGAGCTAATGATGACCCTTCTGTCCAAACATAATTTTGAATGCGATAAGGTCGTGATAAAAATTTAATAATATCAGAAGCAGGAATATAGTTGTCATTAAAAGTTGGATCCAAAATCTCCGGAAACTCAGTATGAGTCCCAGGATTCTCATCAACAAATTCAACATTAACTTGTTCTTGCTGTCCTACAGCACTTCCATGATCTCCTTGTGTGGTGTCATGGCCACCAGTCTCCCCTGCATTAAGAGTATATTCAGAGGTAAACACAGGATGTGATTTTCCAACAGAATAAATCTCAGAACATCGTTTGTCACCTACAGGGGTTTCTCGAGACTGTTGTTCTTGTAATGCATAAATGTAACTCAACAACGAGCAACGAGAATTATAATTTAAATATAAACATTCCTTTCTAAGAATTCTCAAGAAATAATCTTCTTGACAAACTTCTTCAGGAATGTGGAGGCGTGACACCTCCCGCTGTTTTAGGGGATTTTCGTAATTAGTAAGTCCTTCATACGATGCCAAGTTTGAACTTAGTTTCTTAGCAAAGTAGCTTTTTTGTCGTGCGTCTGCAGCACTCTTCTTAATAGAAGCTTTCGGGATTGCCGGTGCGGACGGATAATTGTGATCCATTCTCTCCAATTTACTGTAGCTAGCAGTAGCTTGTAAGCAGTAACTATCACAATTAGTCACTAGTTGGTTTTTCTCTTTAAGAGAAGGATGGTATGACAAACACCCTAAAAGTTCTGAAGAAATAAAAAATTCTTCAATGAGATTATCCCATGTAGGAAAAGTTGATTCACATACATAAGTCTCTAAATTAGCTTTAATCATCAAAGATAGAAGAAATTCAGATTCCTTCTGAAAAACACTCTTTCCATAATAGAAATATTCTCGAACAGCTGATGAAACAATGGATTCCATTTGTTCCCCTGCTGTTATTGTTTTTGAACGAACCCAAACAGTTAACATCTTATGAATAGATTCTAATTCTAAAGGAGCTAAATGAGTTCCAACATTTTCATCTCGTCGCCAACTTCTCTTTAGAAAAGTGGCATCATAAATATTAATATATGGAACAGAAATAGCTTCTTTTTCAGCCATCGTATAAACGATGCCTATTGTAGAAAAGATTTCCTTTATAGTTGAGTGATTATACCATGGCGTTTCAGATGAAACACCCATAATATTATCATCACCATAAGTCATTAAATGCACATATTTTTTAAAGTCTGCACAACTACAATCTGGTGACAAAATAGCAAAACAGTATCTCATATACAAACTATTCAAGACACTATTAACAATAACTGTTAAAAAGTGTCCTGAAGGATTTATCGTAAAAAATTCGATTAAATCTCCAAAGAAATCAACCCATGGAAAACATGTATCTATAGCTATGCCATGTAAAACACGCATATCTTTTTCATCATAATTTCCAGAGGCACGACATATTTCAATTAAAACCCAAAATACAGTTTGCAGAGCTGCTGAAGTTGCTGTTTTATCAAAATTAGCAAAATCTCCAGCCACGATTCTATCACTTCCAAAAGAAGTTAAATAATCGTATAAATCTTGCCATTCCATCGATTGACATACAAGACCTGGAGCTGCTTCAAATATAAATCGATTACGCTGCATAACTCTAACAAGAGCTAACATATATTTCCGACCCAAAATAGAAGCATCAACAGGGGCACAAGTAAAAAGACGAGTAGCATGTGATTCTATTTTAGAAAACTTTCTGGCTTCATCTTTCAAAGCTGCTGAATATATTACACAACAGCGCTTACCAGCCTCATATTGTTCAATCATTTCATAAACTCTCTCAATAACCTCTTCATCCATTTCTATTGGATGCTGATTGTCACCAACAGGCTCTATAAATTTGAAAAAATATTTCTTTGTTTTCTTCCATGGAAAACCCATGGATGAATTCCGATTTATTTTATCAATAAACTTAACTCCTGCTGCACCATTAACAGCGGTGAAATCATCATAAATATGCACTTCTTTCAAATCTTCACGACTGATTTTACTCAGTATATCTTTTAAAAAGAATTTTGCGCATTTCTGAAAGAGGGGTAAATTTAAACCAATCGGTGGATTTACCATATCAAGGAGAGCTTTTCTCTTGGGCTTCCAATGATGCATACTTGGTGCACCATACTTAAGCTCATATCCAGAACCTAATAATAAATCACATAGAAGTGTTCTCTCAACCCGAGATGTGGGACTGGCACGATAACCCAAAAAGCTACCGTACACATTAGCAGCACCACTTTCGACATATCGAATTGGTGACTTTTCATGCAATGAAACTAATGTAAAATTGGTTCCAGAAGCATTTATTTTTGGTGCACCTGCTTGAACTTGATATCCAAAACAAGTAATTCTTCTTTCGATTATTTCAATAGAAACTCTCAACGCCATACAGACCTTGCCATTACCTAGAGTATGAATTCCAAGTAAAACTGGTCCAAATGACGTAAGTCCAACTATTAAAGAACCACAAATGCCATTAGTAGCATCAATAGGTCTCTCATAATTCCAAACATCTATATTATAACCAAATTGATTACAATAGACTGCTTGGGAAAAACACTTATTTATAGATAGAATTTCATTTTCTCCATTACTTCCTCTTGACAAGCTTGATCCATGAAAGGACCCACCCAAACTATTTCTACAAAATAATTGAGTGATATCTGCTACAGGAGGCAAGTCTTTAAATTCCACAAAACATAAGTCAGAATTTTCCTCAAACATAAATTGAGAACGATACATTCTAACAGTACGCTGTGTGGAAACTCCAGCCTGTTCTCCACCGCGCACAATGCGCAGGTCAAAAAACTCGTCTGGTGGAATAAAATGCGAGTTTAACAAATATATATTACCTTTAAGACCTACTGCCCGTATGTCATTGACTCGTCCATTAATATTATAATGGAGGTGAATGCAGTTTCTAAGCAATCTGTTATGAAGATTATCTATACTCAAACCTTTCCACGAGAGACTCTTTCTCGTGAGATCAAAATCTGTTAACTGATAATGATCTTTATACCAAACATTAATTGTTTCATCTTCTCCCACTGGAGCTCTACCCTTATCCTTATGGACAGCTTGTACTTCCAATTTCTTAGTCTCTTTATGAGATAATAAGCTTGTAAAAGTATAAAAACTCAATCCAGTGACAAGTATAGCAGTACATGCAGCTAAGAATTTTGGATATCCAATTTTATCCTGAATTTCTTGACCAATCCTAGAAAACATACGTCTCTCAAAAAGGCCACAAAAATCAATATGTGGGAAAAAGGTAAATTGGATTACTCCCATATATGATCGTAAACTAGTACTATAATTAAATAAATACCAAAGATTTCGAACAAACCTAAATCTGCAATACATATCAAATAACCTGTTTAATATCCATATGGACAAAGCAACAGGAAACAATATATGTTCCGAAATACTCTGTAATTTACAATCACAATATTCATGTGGTTGAAAACACAACAAACACAATTCAACTGATCTCATCTTTTTACATGATACAGAAACTATATCTTGAACATAATTATGTTCGTCTATAATTTTGGCATAAAATTTTAAAAACTCTTTCATATCAGCGCCTTCAAGCACCAACTCTTCTATAGCTTGTGCCGGAATAGGAACACGCACAGAAGTCGGTGACACTTTATAAACATCAATAATCCAAAGATCAGGAAAAGAACCTTCCATACTAAGTGGTACAGAACTCGATTTTAGCATACCAGAATCATCTGTATACTCACATTTCGGTCTTATATCCACAATATATGGAAACCTCCTCTGAGTGGCTGACGGAGCAAAAAAACTATGCCACGCACCCAAAGATCTATTGTTAGTTGATGCCAACACAAGCCTTGGTCGAACAGGGGTTTTCCCTTTATCTTCCAAAGAAGCTTGCGCAGGCAAATATGGTTGTTGATTTATCACCTGTAAAACTTCTTTAACAGATGGATCAATATCTGGGGTAGCTCCCGGTTTAAGAGGAGCTATTTCGTCAATTTGAACAGTATGACAACTTGTTTTAAATCCAGTCCAAAAATCCGCATAAGGATTTTTTGTGAATCTACAGCTATCTTCAAAGCTCAAACCTTCTTTCTTAGCATGATATATAAACAATATATCCATAAAAGTGGTCTTTCCAACGGATGAGTCACCATAAACTAATAATGCTAAGGGAGGTCTACGCATTTCCATAGCGCGCCTCCGAGTAAATTGTTCATCACGAATACTCTTCAATTGATCAATGTATTTACTCATACTTAATCTATCAAATTCTTTCATAGAGTTTTTATATTTGATTATTGAGTCTCCCTTTTCTATATGATCATCAAGATCTTTTAAAAAGGAATGCTCAGTAAAACCAAATAATTCCGGCTCATTAAGCAATTCAGCCTGTCTCTTTAAAGTTAAAAATTTCATATAGAAATCTGTATAAGCTTTTGAAGAGTGGAATATAGGCTCTAAACTACCAGTAACAAAACATTGATATCCTCTTTCAAACAAAAAAAGAGTTGTATCAATCATGGTCCTATAAAAATCAAGACCTTGATGATATTTCCTTTTAATAGCTTCACTCTCAACACGAGAGTAATTGAATTTATCAAAGGTAATACCAACTTTCTCACATAAATTGAGAGATAACATATACATACAAACTTTATAAATTTTCTTAAAAATCATGGAATCTTTCATTTCATCAAATTTATCTAATGACATTCGAGCAAAAACTAAATTCTCCTCAATTCCTTGAACATTCCAAGCAAAAACTTCATCAAAATAACTTTGAAGACGATTATACATATCAGCACTAACTAAAGGACCATTAATACGTAATTTGACAAACATAATAACAGCTGCTGAATAATCACTAACACTATCACTTTTTAGCAAAAAGCTAACAAAAAGACCAACATCCTCAATCAATTTGAGGACCCAATCTTTATCAACACTTTGCGTAATAATTTCAAGAGCTTGAAGTTCAAACTCAGAAGTATCATCTAGTAATTCAATATCTGAAACACTATAAATAGGTTCAAAAAAATTTAAACTAAAAGTCCAATCATCAATCTCTAAAGTAGGATTAAATCTTGGTACACTAGTCCCATTGATAAAATGAGCTAGTGAACGTAAATTTGGAAATGGACTTTCAATTTCAACATTTGTATTAGGAACTGGCCAAACACCATTCCTAAAATTGTCTACAGTTTCAGAACCGTAGTAAGGACTCACATCATCTAGTTCAGGAAAATGATCATCTCTATCTAAATGGCCATTACGATTCACATGAAGACCTCTATAACCTAAAATGGCAAGCATATCAGGTGTAGCATGTCTATGCACAGTGCGAATCATAGCAGCATCAACAGGATCATAATCCTCAGAATGGAATGAACCTATAGAATCTTCATCATCTGAAGATTCAGGATCCAAATCCATTCTCCTATCTACCATCCATGATGGTAGAACATATCTCTCAGTACCATCAAATTCATAGATGGTTATTTCTCTCACAGTATCTCTGTAAGTTTTTATATGGGGGGTTTCTTTAAAGTTATGCATCGCGTCATGGCCTACGATAATATAAGCTTCGGGGTATATCGCATAGCCCCACGTCTGTTATACATATAGGCCTTCTGGGCTTTCAATATATGCAGATGGTTTTTTAAATAATTTAACAAAATTAAATCTCAGAGGTGTATCATGGAGTATGGCCTAAGTATGTTAAGTCACCACAAATTCTCCAATCAAAGACATGTATTCAACAAAGTTAATTATTTACCTAACATCGGATCGCAGCTTATACTAAACCTAAATGGGTTCAGCATATACATTTATTAGTTTTACTTGTGAAAGTATTAATAAAACACAAGGTTGATTTTAATGTTCAACAAACAACTCTGATTGAGTCAGAGTATAAATTTAATCATTCCAGGAGGGAATGGTTATAAAAGTCTAATGCAAGACAGGCTACAAGATAAACTCAATGAGCGTAAAATGTATATTATAACTTTTAATTGCAAACCTATTAAAACAATATTATTATTGTGTACGCATAATTGCGTAAATATAGGGGGGGTTTATTGAGTAACGTTCAAAAGACGTAGTAATAGAAAATAACATCGTACTAACACGACGATTTCAACTTCATAAAGTGAATTAATTAAACCTAAAGGGGTTTATATACCATGCAATGTGTATGAGTTTCATCACAGTGAAGGGCAAAGGTTTCATCCATAGGGAGGGCCAATACCGGATCATGTTTTCAGTCCGGGGTTAGGAGCAAACAAATAAATGTCCTTTGAGCAACGAAGGTAATGTCTCAGACCTTCTCCAACAGACTACATAATATGTCTTCCTTTTCGGACTAATATTCTCAATATTAGTTTGAAATAAACTTGTATATTCGATTAATCGAAT